TGCGTTTTGTTGTCATGGCTACTATTATATATGGTTATTTTAATAAAATAAATATTTAATTGAGAGAGCAATGGCATTATTTAATATTAACCCATCACAGTATTATAGTAGAACACCAAGCACCAATCAGGTGCCTGCCAATTTTACATTAATTCAAAATCAACCAGCTAATAATGGCTACGGCAGTCCTACAAGTATTGCTGGTTATAGTGGTTATAATAGCAATCAAGGTGCACTGCCTGGCACTACTGGTTACAAATTGCCAGCGCAAAACTATTATAATTATGGCGTTAATAACCCAGCAACTTTTGGAACACAAACTCTTAAAACAAGTTTAATCAATACTGCTGTCAATAGTGCATTAAGTGGGTTGGTTTATGGTTTAACAGGTGGTCCATCTACTGATCCTACTGATGGTCGTTTAAGTGGAACAGGTGTTGCACAAGGAGCAGTAAGCCAAAACTTAATACAAGCAAAGAATAGCGACAGTAATGTTGCGTTCCAAGATAATACTGACGACCGTGTTATTATCAGTGACCAAACTGGACAGTTTATTGGTTCAAATTCTATATTTGCTCCGCTTAATGATACTGGCGGTGTATTATTTCCATATACACCAGTTATTCAGGTTGGTCATAGAGCAAGCTATGAATTGATGAACTTGGTTCACACCAACTATACTACACCTGCTTATCAACACAGTTCTGTTGATAGCATATCAATTCAAGCACTGTTTACCGCAAATTATCCAGCAGAAGCTGAATATGTTGTTGCAGTGTTGCATTTCTTTAGAACAGTAACTAAAATGTTCTATGGTCAAGATCAATTGGCTGGAACTCCACCACCTGTGCTATTTTTAGATGGTTATGGTCCATATACATTTGACCATATACCTATTGTTATTACTTCTTTTGATTACACATTGCCGAATGATGTTGACTATATAAGTTGCACAATCAATGGCGATAAACAAAAAATTCCAACTAATCTTAACGTGAATATTAGTGCTATCCCAACATACAGTCGTAACAAGACAAGTAACCAATTTGGTTTGGTCAATTTCTCACAAGGTGCATTATTAAGCGATGGCAATACGGGAGGATGGTTATAATGGCTTTTACTCCTCCTAATTATACACGCACAAGTTGTTATTATGGAACTCCAAGTTTTGATAATGGACAATTTTTAGATTTATGGAATGCTCGTGCTATTCCTAAACTAGCAAGTGATTTACTATTCACCATACCGCCGCAATATGAATATCGTCCAGACCTACTAGCTTACGATTTATATGGCGATCCTACATTATGGTGGGTATTTGCTGTTCGAAATCCAAACACACTTATTGATCCGTTGTGGGATTTTACTGCAAACACCTCAATATATTTGCCAGCTAAAAACACTCTACAAAACGCATTGGGTAGCTAAATGCCAACAACATTAACGCCTACACAACAGTTAGCAGCAGCACAAATACAAGCCAATAATTTAAACCAACAACAACTTGCGCAAACAGGAATTTTAATAAACGCCGATATGCGCAATAATGCAGAAGCGGTTTTAAATTCTGGCGCATATCCTGATCTAGATTTGGGTGTAAACGCAAATGGTGAAGCTGTATTCTTTATACCAGGTGGCAGTGGTAATGGTCAAGGCGAAAGCATTACACCAATTCGTGATGATGCATGGAACGGAACCCCACTGCTATCAAATGATGGTCTCGTTGTAACAAGTGAAAATAGCGATGCAGTTGCAGCAGCACAGTCAGCAGCGGTGGCTGCTCAACAGGCAGCAAGCAATGCCGCAACTACACAAAGTGCAGAAGATTTAGCAAACGCGCAGGCTGCACTTGCAGCAGCACAGGCTCGTGTGGCAGCTTTGCAAGCACAAAGTGCAAATACACAAGCAACCGATACTACACCAGCAAGTAGCAGTGATGCACAAGCTGCAAGCAGCGCAGCTAATCAGCAGCAAGGCACTGAAATTAGTGGTGTTACAACAACTAATGCGCAAAATGCTGCCGCAATAGCACAACAAAATGCAGCAGCAAGCGCAGCACAACAAGCAGATTTAGCAACGCTGCAAGCACAATATAGTGCAAGTAATACAACTAATACTGCACAAAGCAGCGGCGGTGGAACCATCAATAGCGGTTCAAATGCACTTACTACTGGTTCTGGACCAACGCAAACACAGCCCGCTGATGCGGTTCTTGTTTTACCAAGTCAAGGAACAAATGTTTCAACAAGTGGCGTAAATGAAGATGCTGCTGGTTCAGCAGTTCAAACTGCGACTACAAACACATCAACCTTTAGTGATCAACAGAGCACAACCAATGATTCGCCTGTTCCGCCCGTGCCAACAGGTTCAAGCCAAACCTCTGGTGGAGCAACCAGTGCAACTGTGTTAAGCAGCGGAAGTGCAAATGCTGTTGATAGTGGCGTATCTAATCCAAGTTCGACTGTAAACAATAATAATACAAATAATCAAGCTGGCAGTAAAGTTAATATACTGCATGGATATACAAATTATACCTATCGCATATCGCTATTTGGTATTCCAAAGGATACAATTAATCAAATATATTCAAAAGCTATTACGCCTGGTAATGAATCTCTGCTTCTCAATAACGGTGTTTTTATATGTGCAGATGGTGGCAATGGTGGATATGCGCGTAGTAGTTATTTTCCTGTAGACTTAACTATTGATAATGTTGAGTTAGAAACAATTGTTGATGCAACCAATAGCAGAACTCGCGCAACCAATGTAGTCAATATGAAATTTGATATTATTGAACCTTATACTGTTAATTTTTTAGCTAGATTAAAACAAATGGCTGCTGATATCAATCCTAACGGCAATTGGTCAACTACATTTTTTGTAATGAAAATTGAGTTTTTAGGATATAATGATCAGGGAAAACCACAATCACCTAGTGCATCGGCAAGTGCTATACCTGGAACTACAAAATATATTCCATTTACATTCACGAATATGAAATTTAGTGTTACGGGCAGTGGCGGCAAATATTCTTGCACAGCCATACCTACAAATGCGTTGGCTCTAACTGCACTTGATAACCAGATTCCATTTCACGTTGAATTGAGTGGACAAACAGTTGATAATATTTTTAATGCAGGTTTATCAAGTTCAACAATTGTTAATACTGGACAAGCTGGCGGTGGTGGATTAGATCGTTTTGATTCAGCACAGAACACAGTTGTGCAGAATGCACCTGTTGCGGGTAATCAAACTACAGTATATCAGGGATTGGCGGCTGCTCTCAATACTAACGAAAAACAAAAAGTTCAGCAAAAAACTCTTACGAATCCCAACACTTATAAATTTACATTTCTTGACCCATTAAGCAGTGCAAAGGTGAGTGCAGAAGACTTTGTTAAAATTCAAAGTCTAGTAAATGCTAATAGCAATGACGCTAATACTAAAAAACAAATTAGCGACCAAGGCAAAATTGGTTCACTTACATTAGACTTAAAAGGTAAAAAATTTACTTCTAATCCAGGCACTCGTATTACAGATTTTATTGGCAGTGTAATGACAGTTAGTGATTATATGCTAAACCAATACAAGACAGATGGTTCAAATAGTAATAATACACTCAATACATGGATTATTACGCCTGTTATTAATTTTAATGATATTGATTCAAAAACCAATTACTATACTCGTGATGTTGAATATGTTATCGCACCCTATAAAACATATGGTCAAGATAAACCAGGTTTCGGTCAATCTCCAGTTCAACAATCACAAATTGTCAAAACATACAAATATATCTATAGTGGCGATAACCGCGATGTATTAGATGCAAATATTCAATTTGAGGTTGCGTTTTGGGAAACTGTAAATGGCGTGCCAGCAAATTATCTTAATAAAGATGGCGATAACTTAGGTCAAAGTGATACAGAAGTTGATCCAGTAACTGGTGCTACTGTAAAGAAATTTTTTATGCCACGTTATATGCCAACAAATGGACTAATTAATCGTCAAAACACTGGTGGCAGCAGTAAGTCACAAGCATCGCTAAGCGTTCAGGAACTTATGGATAAGTTATATGATAACCGTGGTGATATGATTGTGCTTGATTTAACTATTGTTGGTGATCCAGATTGGATAAGTCAAGATTATTCAATAATGCACCCAAGTTTGATTGGTAGTCAAACATATCTTAATAATGGCAGTGTAAACTTTACTAATCCTGTTTATTTTAATTTTTATTTTGCAACACCTAATACAGATTATGATGATACTACTGGATTGTTTGGAAGTCTTAATAACTACAGTGAATTTAGTGGAATCTACCGAGTAATAACTGTAAAAAGCACCTTTAGTAACGGAAAGTTTACACAAAAATTAACTAATAATCGTGTAAGAACACAAACACAAACACAAAGCGGTGCTATACGAAGTGACACAGGAAATGCTAATCCTAATGCACCAACCGCAAGCAATAATGCTGGCAATGCACCAATTGCAGAAACACCTACAAATAATACTGTAGCATCTGCTAATGGCACAAGCGGTGTTCAAACCAGTGGCACTGTAACGCCACCATCTGCTAATCAAGCATTTAATGATAATACTGGACAACCTGTTGTAGTTACCAACCCATCTAGTGGAGTTGCAGAAGACCACGGATATATTTTAGGAGCAGATTAATGGCTGACCCGTTATCACAAGAAAGCACACGACAAAGTAGCAATACTAAATCGGAACAAACACAAGGTACAGTTGTAAGTCCTGGTCCATATGTTGGCACGATTAAACAAACAATTGATAGCACTTATGGTGGCAGATTGCTAGTTTTTATTCCTGAGTTGGGTGGTGATCCTACAAATGTCAGTAGTTGGAAAACTATGAGATATGCTTCGCCATTTTATGGTGAAACAAATATTCAAGATGGTCAGGATTATAGTGGCAGTCCGCACACTTATGGGATGTGGTTTGTTCCACCAGATGTTGGTAATCAAGTTCTTTGTATCCTTTCTCAAGGTAAAGACTGGGATGGTTTTTGGTTCGCCTGTATTCCAGATGTGCCTTCTAACCACATGGTGCCTGGTATAAGTGCTCCAGTAGATGGTAGCAGCCAATCACCAGTTGTTGACGCTTATATTGATCAAACTACAGCAAGTGGATTATCAAATATTCACTCACTGCCAAAACAAGTGCATACTGTTCAACAACAAATTTGGCAAACACAGGGGTTACTAAACGATAGCGACCGTGGACCAGGCACAAGTAGTTCACAGCGTGAAACACCAAGCAGTGTGTTTGGTATTTCTACGCCAGGTCGCCCAATAAATCCAAATGACCCTGAACTTTATCCTGATCCAGATAGCAACGGTTCAAGCACACAATCACAAATACTTGGTGTTCGTGGACGTCAAGGTGGTCATACATTTGTAATGGATGATGGTGATGCCAATGGCAATAATCAAATGATGCGATTGCGCACCTCAACTGGTCATATGATTATGATGAATGATACCAAAGGATTCATCTATGTTATCAATAGCAAAGGCACTGCTTGGGTAGAAATAAATGCAACTGGTGATATCAATGTTTATGCGCAAAGCAATCTTAACATTGAAGCCAAAGGCGGTTTGCAACTTGAAACGCAAGGCGCACTTAAGTTACATGGTAAAACTGTTGATATTGTCAGTGACGGCGCATTTAATATGCAAGGAACAGATATAAACATACTTGGTAGTGGCAATACTAAAGTTACTGGTAAGTCTACACTGCATCTTAAAGGAAAAAACACATATCTCACTGGCGACAGTTGTATCCAAATCAAGAGCGATGGTCACATTGACCTTAAGGGAACTTGTCATACAATCAATACTGCTGATGCTACAAAAGCAACAGAAGCTGGACCTGCATCAACACCAAGCAATATGCCAACAGCAGAGCCATGGACTGGTCATAAAGCGCCTGCCTCACCAACAAGTCAGCCTGCCTACGGTCAGCAACAAGGCATTGCACCATCTAATGGAAACAATAGCAGCAGTGCTGGTCCATATGGCGCTGCCAACAACTTTGGTAGTAGCATGGTTCAACAAAGCTATGGACCAATGACTAATAATATACCACCAGTAACTTATACAAATTCTGGCACTAATTTTGCTGGTCAAGGGGGTGGTTCAGGTGCTAATACAAGCAGTGTCGCACAACCTGGCACAAGCTATCTTGTAAGTGGTGCTATTGCTGGCGCAGTTGCTGGCATTGCTTATGGCACGGGCGCAAGCTTTGATGTAACTGAACTTTCACCAGGCAATAATAGTAATCCAAACTATTCTACTGGTGAATTGCAAAACAATCCAGGCAATCTGCCATATAACAGCAGTGACATCTATGCTATTGGTTTTGCTAATAATTTGGCTGTTTATGCTAAACCAGAACAAGGCATTGCAGCACTTGCAACGCTATTCCTCAATCTTAATACAAGCACATCTACAATGTGTATTGATTTGATTACTGCGTTCCTAAATGCACAAACAAACCAAGACCCAAATGTTATCAATATGACGCGCTACATGCAAACTAATTTAGGTATTAATAGTACAGATTATGTTGCGCTAAACGATCCTACTACACTACTTGGTTGGGTATCAAGTGTAGTCAATTATGTTCAAGGTGGTCTAATTTACACCTATGACCAAATGGTCAGTGGTTGTGCGTTAAGTCTTAACGAAAGCAATACCTCATTCCTTAATGGATTGCAGCCTATTACACAGCCTTGGCAAAATAATGGTGGAACTAATTCTTACAGCGGATTTGTAAATCCAGCAACTACACCAAGTGTTACCAAAAATGGCAGCAGTCCGCTACAACAAATTGCAAATCGTGTTATCACGGGTCTTGTAAGCAATGCTGCATTTAGTATCGGTAATGCAATTGGTCAAGCACTAAATGGTCAATCAACCAATGCAGTTGGTGCAGCAGTAAATTCTGGTGGGGCTAATATTGGAACCACTGCTGGTCAGTTAGCATATACTTCATATCTTGGTCAAAGTGTTGGCAGCGGTCAATGTGTTGCACTTGTTCAAGCAGCGAGTAATGTAGGCAATACAAGTACATGGGTTCCTGGCGCAAGTGTAACCAGTGGAAATCTACAACCTGGCACTGTAATAGCAACATTTGGTAGTGATGGCACATATCAAAATGTATCAGGTCAAAGTCATGCTGCTATCTTCTTGGGTTATCAATATGACACAAGCGGACATATAAGTGGTATTCAAGTGCAAGATCAGTGGTCAGGACAGCCTTGTGGAACACGAGTTATTCCATTTAACCAAGGAACAGCAGAGAGTGGTGAAAACTTTTATGTGGTAACGCATGATGGTAACACAGCAATTCAAGCCAATGGTTCACCACAAGTAGTAACACAAAATCAAATTGATCAGATTAATGGTAACTCACCAACTTATAGTTCACAGTCACAAAATGTAAGTGGCAGTAGTCCAACAAGCGAATCAAACGCTTATAATTATGATAACACTGGTTATCGTGATATGAGTGCAACAGGCACAACTGGTCCAGTGCCACTACCACCAAGTAATCCTTCGGTTATAAGTGCTAACAGTCCTACTGCAAGTAACGGCACAATTGCTTATAATGGTGGTGCTACTGCAAGCGACAACGTGGCTGCAAGTGTTCCAAATTATCCAGTTACACCACAAGGTGCTAATCCAGCAGATATTGCTGGTGGTGGTTTTGGTGCACCAAGCAGTGGCAGCGGCGGCGTAGCATATCAACAGATTACATCACTGCAAGGGTTGCAACGAGTTTATGATCCTACAACTGACAGTTACAATTTTATTGGTAAAACAAGCAATGGTTCTACTGTAAGTATAAGCCAATCAACAGTAGATCAGCTTACAATACAAGGTCAAGATAAAGCAAGTCTCAATGAAATTGGTGTTGATGGACTTTATCAAATACAACAAAATAATGCAGCGGCTACAAGTTCAACTGATTATAGTGGCGTTGTAAATCAAGGTGTCAGTTCTACACCTACCCCAAGCACTGATTATGTTCCACTTGATCCAGGTATTGCGGCACAACAGCACAATTATGCGAATGATACAAGCTATTTGTATGATACAACAGCGCGTCGTGACCCAATTGCGAGTCCAGATGCTGCTGCTTATGGCGATAGTTACAGCGCAACAGTTGTAAATGCTCCAACTGCTACACCAACACGAATTGCTGCAAATCCTGGTGATATTGCAACTGGCGGTTATGGCACAGGAGACAACCAAAGCGATACAGGCAGTTATATTCAACCACCACCACAAACTGTTACACCACCAACCACTTCTAATCCAGGTGACTTGGCAGGCGGCGGCTTTGGCAGTGGCAGCAGCGGCGGAACAACATCAGTTGCACCTATAACTGGCAATCAGCCAGCACCAGCAACAGGCGGTCAAACTGGTGCACAAACTGCACCAGGCGGCAGTGCTGATACTGGTGGCGCTGGTAAGAGTTGTTAAATACTACTATGGCTCTATACAAAGGTTACAGCAGTGTAAATCGTGATTTTGGTCCTTTTGCTATCAATGATAATGATCTGATAGTTCAAGACCTGCTAAATCACTTAAGTATTCGCAAAGGTGAGAAACTACACAATCCAAATTTTGGTAGCATTATTTGGAATCGACTGTTTGACCCACTTACACCAGCACTACAGGCAGAGATTAAGAACGATATTGATGCAATTATAAAATATGATCCACGATTTAATGTTGTTTCTCAAACAGTAGTTCAAGAATCACCAGATGGTCGTGGATTAATATTAAATTTTAGTTTGAGTTTTGCCACAGATAACAAAATAGCTGACCTTTCTGTATTATTTGATAAATCTAGCAATCAACTTTACGTGCTATAATAATAGTCGCATATTATTATTAAAATAAATACTTTGAGGTTCATAATGGCTACTAATTCTCGTCAAACAAACATATTTGCTGCTGAAGATTGGAAAAAGGTTTATACTAC